ATCGGTACGGCCGCGGCAACCACGGCGGCAACGACCGCCGCGATGGTGCCGGGCACAACGTGCTGTCGCATCAGTAGCCCTCCACGGTTAGATATACGGTCCGCGCCACGGGTGATCCACTGTTAGTTACCTCGACGCTCAGGCTCGACACGGTCAGTGATGAGATGACGAGGGTATCCCCCGCCTGCGCCCCGGCAACGGTGCCCTGTACGACCGGCGTGTTACCGGCCCCGGGGCCGCCGTTGAATGCGGCGTTCGTGCCGACTGGAGACTGAAACGTGATCGCGGTTGCACCCGAGGTCGTAGTCGTCAGCGTGTACTGGTCAATGCGCGCGGGGATCGTAACGGTGATCGTGAACGCCAGGTCGTACGCGATCGTGTTCGGGTCGTCCGTGCTGAGGAACATCCCGAAGTTTAGGAACCGCGCGTGGTACTGCCCCGGGCTGAAGGTCTGCCACCCCGACCAGTTATACCCACCGGCGTAGAGGTCCGAGTTCCCGCTGTAGAGGTCCCCGGCCTGGTAGAGGTCGTTCTCGATACTGGTGGCTACGTTGATGAGCGGGTAGACGTCGATGAAGGACGTCGACGCGGCGCCGAGGAAGTCCGTAATACCGAGGATCGAGCCCTCGGTCAGGACATTCTGGCCCACGGGGACGCCCACGGGTTCGTACTTAATAGCCACCGACGGAGTCGTCACGTAGCCGATGTCAACAAAGACGTTGGACGGCCAGTAGTTGCCACTCTGGCCACCACCGTAGTTCAGGATATCTGGAGTCGCGAGGATTGAGCTGTCGGTTAGTATGTTACCGCCACCCGTGCGGATGGCGTTCAGCGCCGAGTCGACACCGGCGCCACCCGTGAACGTCCCCGGCCAGCTGTTTGCCTTCAGGTCGTACGTCAGGACGACATTCTGGGTGATGACCGCGCCCGAGATGGCAACGTCTACCCACTCCTCGCTGTACACCTTGAGCCCCGAGGCGGGCTGGGAGACGGCCGCCACCCAGTAGGTCCCGTCGCCGGGTGCCACCCAGGGCGGGTGCGCGACGGTGGCGAGGGTGATGGCGGTGCCGGGTGATGTACCCGATCGGATCTCGTACTTGAAGGACCGGAAATCAGAGATCTCGGTCCAGGAGATCTGAGTGAAGCCGTTTGAGAAGTTGGTCCAGATCTGCGAGATCGTGGGGAGTGGCGACGACAGGGCCGCACCCGTCAGTACGTAGTTGTACGGCGTAACCTCGGCGAGTGTCTGTAGCCCGCCCTGGTAGATGTTGTACCCCTGCAGCTTGATGTAGACCGTCGCCCCGATCCGCGACGTGTCGTAGGGAAAGGCGAAGACCGCGCCGTCTAGTCGCGCGAACGGCGTCCCCGCCGGCCACTGCTGGATCCTGGACTCGGTACCGTACGCCCCGCGCACGAGGTACGTAAGGCTGTACTGGTTCGCGGCCGTCAGGGTCGCGCTGGCGTAGGACACGATCTCGCCGCCGACGTAGCAGCGGGTATTCAGCGCGTTCGCGTCGCTGGTGGAGACCGAGTTCAGGACGCCCCCGGACTCGACCAGGCTGACGGCGAGCGTGTCCGCCGTGTCGATCGTCTGCCCCGTGGGATTGACCGGGGCCGCGGGCAGCGGCGCGGTCAGTGCACCCATGCGCGCGTTGCCGATCGCCTGCCCGACGCGGGTGTAGTTTACTCCGTCGTACGACGCCCAGACCCAGCAGCCACCCCAGGTGGCGAGGTCCGAACCGGAGACGGCCCCGGCGACAACAAGTCCGCCCCCCGATACCAGTGTCTGGGACAGCTCGTCGGTGGGCTCGAAGATGACGGGCGGGTTCGCGTTCCCGGGCGCGGTATTGTAGTTGATCGTCGTGCCCGCCGACACCTCCATGCCGTACTGCGGGGCGTTCACGGTGCCGAGAAACTCCTCGGCTGTCACCGTGATCGACGCGTCGGCGTTCTCCTGGATCTCGATGATGCGGACGGGCTGGCGGAACAGCCCCTGGCCCTCGTCGGTGACAGTGGCCAGCGCCATCAGCTCGAGGATCAACTGGAAGTGCCGGCCGCAGGTCCACTGGAACGTCCGCGCGATCTGCTGCCGGATCAGCATGAGCTGCGCGGACTGCTGCGCCGCGCTGCCGAGGCAGAAGAAGTGCAGTTGCTTTACGTCCGAGGGACGCTCGCGCCCGAAGGCCACGATCGACGCCTCGTCCTTCTGCTCAAGGTCCACCGGATTGTAGTTGTTGGACCTGTCGAGGTACTCGACCTTGATGTTGTTCAGCATCTGGTCGCGCGGTCTGCGGACAACGACCAGCGGGGAGTTCTTCACCGAGACGCCCTGCCCGATGGTCGCCTGGTTCTCCAGGAAGTCGTCTATCGTGAAGTCGTAGATGGGCGTGGTGTCTGGGACGTAGCTCCCGACTGTGGCCCACTCGTAGCTGATCAGTACCTCGTTACCGATGTCCCCGAAGTTGAAGTAGTAGGTACCCCCGCTCTCGAAGTACTGGCCGACAGCCGGCAGCCCCGCGCCGCCGACCTGGAGGGTATACTCGAAGACCCGCGCGAGGGAGATCCCGGATGCGTAGGTGACCCCGAGGTCGCCAGCGAAACTGGCGAAGTTCCCGACCGCGATCTGCGGGAACTGGGTCAGCGTCTGCCCCGGCGGGACGAGGTGGGTCTCCGTGATGCTCTGGATGTTCCCGGCGGTGACGCTGATGTCGCCGTACGGGACGACCATAAGCTGGCCGTTCTGCCAGCACGGCGCCGAGTTCGTCGCCTCGGTGAGGTCCCTCATGAACGCACTCGCCGCGGTTGCCGAGGCGAGCACCGGCGAGACGACGAGCCCGAGGGCCAGGCAGTACTGCTGCCACTGGGTGAGACTACCCATCCTCCCCGGCGGGAATCCCACTCCCCAGTACTGGTTCGTGAGAAACTGCGTCCACGCTACGGTGGCGTCGCCGTCGGGCTGCCCCGGGATGGCGCCAGAGTTAGTGGACTGGACCTCGAACGTGAGGTTCGGCAGGGTGGGTGCCGAGCCGAGTGGGTAGTTGTCGAAGGCCGCGTAGCAGACGCCGCGGTAGCTGAGGCCGTGGGTGGCGGAGATGCCGGCCGTACCCTCCGTCACGGCCCAGGGCCCCTGCGCGTAGTCCCCGGCGAAGATCTCGTACGGGACAAACGTGTACCCAGGGGAGACCGACGGCGTCGATATGTCGATCTCCGCCGGCCACACGCCGGTGACAGTCGAGATCGGCGAGCCCGACACGAATACCACCGAGACGCCCGCGACGGGCCCCTCGCAGATCGCCAGGAGGAACGTCACGAAGTAGTTGTAGTTGCCCGACTGACCCTTGCCGCCGCCCCCGAAGACCCCGCCCTTTGACCCGCCCGAGCTCGCCGGGGCCTGTTGCCAGTTAAATCCGTAGTAGTCTATGATATTTCCGGCCAGCCTGTTCTTTCCGCCGAGAATCAGCGCGATCGGGACGCCCTGTAGGGACGTATTGACGCGGAGGGACGTCGCCGGGGGCTGGGTCTGCTTGGTCCCGAACAGGCCGGTGAGGAAGCGCGCCACGGATCGTCAGGCCCATACCGAGAAGAACTTGAGATCTAGGATCTTGGTCCCGAGGTGCATGGTGTCCCCCCGACCCCGACGCACCATCCGCGAGGCGAAGTGCGCGTGGACGATCTCGGGCCACCCCGGGCGCACAACGATCGCCCCGTGGGCGAAGCACAGGCCGATCTTCCACAGGGCGACGTCGCCGTGGCGGACCCTCGCGGCGGGGATCTCCCGCGCGAAGCGCCTCACGAGGTTCAGGTACCGCTCCTCGGGGCTGTGCAGGAAGAACTGGGGGGAGTAGTATCCCACGTCGAAGTCGTCGATGATGCCCGCCTCGACGAATACGCACTTGAGTAGCTTGGCGCAGTCCACGCCCGCGCCGCGGACCTCGCCGTGGTCGTGGAACGGTGTCCCGATCCAGGTACGCGCGACGGCGTCCACGCGGTCGCGCCCGGCCTCCTCACTACGCTCCCCCGGCATCGCACAACTCGCCGACGACCCGCATCGCCTCGGCCTGCGCCTCCGCGGCGAGGTGACTCAGGTGCGGGGGGGATTCCCGCACGAAGTCGGTCACCGCCGCCCTCGTGCTTTCGGCGAGCCGCGCGCGGGTCGCGGCGCGGTCGGCGGGTGACATCGCCGTCAGGTGGCCCCTGAGGAGCTCCTCGAGTACGACGCCCTCCGCGATGGCGCGGCCGATGAACGACGAGTTGCTGGTCTTCATCCGCATGTCTGGTTCCTCTCTACGCCGTTACCTCCGGTGGCGGGATGAACGGCTGCCCCCCGAAGTTGGCGGTATTGTTGAACTTGGCGCAGGTCGTGAGTAGCTTGTCGCAGCCCGGGTAGACCTGAAACGTGTCCCCGGCCGCAACCGCGAACGGCAGCGGGTTGAGCAGGGTCAGTCCCCCGGACCCGTCCCACGACTTTATCGTCCGCCAGAACGTAGCGTTCTGCCCCGACGTCATCTGGATCTGGCCGAGGGCGTAGGTACCGGAGCCCCGGGGAGTGGGCAGGCCGACGCCGTAGATCAGCGACTGAGTCGAACTTACGGCGCAGGTCCCCGCGATCGCGTAGGCGGCTCGGCTGACGTTGCCGGAGGCGTTGCAGCCCAGGTCGTACAGCGTGTGGCGGCACTGGGCCTCGTAGTAATGCCGCGGCATCGAGTACGACAGTAGCATGCGGTAGTCGTTGACCACCAGCGCGGCAATCGCGTTCGTCGTGTCGACCTCCGCGACAACCCCGGCGAAGATCGTCTTGCATCCAGTGGACTGGGCCCCACCGGGGGGTATGGGCCACGCGAGCGGACTCGCCGGGCCACCGAACCCGGAGCTGAAGCCGGAGCTGAACCCGCTTCCCCCGAGGGGAATGCGGAAGTAAGCGCGATCTACTTGGAAGTCGGCCGCGTCCAGTGCGCCTCCCTGCGCTGCTTGTAGCCACGGCACGCTCCCGATCGTGTCCGGGTAGGCGCTGCCTGTCACGAGGTCGACGGGCCGCGGCATCAGCACGACGATCCACTGGTCGACGTCGAGTCCCACCTTCCAGTGCGCCTGAGTCTTGCTCTCCTTCTGGTCAACTCGGATTCCACCAGAGGAGTAGGTGAACCCGTTGACAATAGCAGACGGCGACACGGCCGATATGTCGAAGTCGGCCGTCGTGAACCGCAACACGCCTCCCCCGAACAGGGTAATCGTGTAGAGATCAAAGTCGGCCATACCGCAGTTGCCGGCAACGAAGTCGTTGAACAGCGCCGTTAGCTGCGGGGACAGCGTGCTCGCCATTTTTCCTACACCCGGAAACTCACCGACAGGCAATCAGAAGCGGAACGAGACTAACGAGCCGCATGGTGCCTCCTGTGCAGCCCTGATTTGTTGCGTTCTGCCAGTTCCTGTACGGCACGGACCAGAAGAGGGGTCAATCGACCATAATCGACCATCCAGGGATGCCTGATCGGATCCGCACCTCCGACGAACACCGCATCCGGATAGACCTTGTACAGCTCCTGAGCAAAATATCCGTTGTGCCGGCGATGCCGGTGGTCGGCTTTGAAACTAAAATCGTGCACCTTGATGGCGCGCAGTGTCTCAAGCGCGCCGGTCGGGGTGCCCAGATCGGTCTTCAGCCGCTGATCCGATGAGGTATTGTATGCAACATTGTTCGTGCCAGTACGGGTGATCGAACCGACACCGACTGTATTACCTCCGTTAGCAAAACTGATGACCACGCTCGCCGAGTCGGCACCCGACGCTCCGTCGCCGATGATGATGCCCGTATCACCCGCAGTGTTGTGCGTATTGGCAATGATGGCAATCTGAGTCGATGTCGCTCCAGAGCTGGTCTGCACGTTGAGCTGGTTGGCACCCGACGCGGATATGGTAAGTGCTCCAGATGTGGTGATTGTCTTGTTGGTCAAGGTTTGTGTTGCGGCGTTGGTTGTTACCGTGTCGGTTACGGCTGGGAAGGTAAGCGTGAAATTGCTAGCTCCTGAATTGGCACTGGTGAACGTCGTCGCACCCGTGGACGACCCGTCGAGCACGATACCGCTGGCGGCGAACGTCTGTGTACCGGTCCAGGTATTGGCACTGGTCGAACCGATAAGCGTAGTCGATGTTGCCGGGAACGTCATAGTTGTTGCGTCTGTCCCGGCAAAAGTTAGTGAGTTGTTGACAGTCGCCGTCTTGCCGTTGGCGATGGTCAGCGTACCCGTCGAGGTTGTCACCGTTAGCCCATTGTACGTCTTGCCGGTCAGCGCCTGCGTCGCCGTCAGTGTGGCGACGGTGTCGGTTATCGCCGGCAGCGTCAGCGTGTAGTTCGTCGCCGACGAGTTCGCGCTCGCGATGGTCGTGGTGCCGGTGGACGACCCCAGGAGCAGGACGTCGCTGTTCGTGAACGTCTGGGCCGCCGTCCAGGTCTCGGCGGTCCCCAGCCCGGCCAGTGTCGCGGCAGATGACGGAAACGTCATCGCGTGGCCGGAGACCTGGAAGGTTCCAGATACGTTCAGCGTGCCGGAGAAAGTCTCCGTCGCTGAGAGCGTCTGGTTGGTCCCCAGTACGGAGACCGTGTCGGTTGTGGCCGGTAGCGTCAGCGTGTAGCTCGTCGCCGACGAGTTCGCGCTCGATATAGTCGTGGTGCCCGAGGACGAGCCGTTGAGTACGATACCGCTGGCGGCGAACGTCTGCGCCGCCGTCCAGGACTGCGCCAGGTTCAGCTCGGCGACGGTACCCGTGTTGGCGGGCAGCGTCATCGTGTAGTTCGTCGCCGACGCGTTCGCGCTCGATATAGTCGTGGCGCCCGAGGACGACCCCAGGATCAGGATGTCGCTGTTCGTAAACGTCTGGGCCGCCGTGAACGTCTCGGCCAGGTTCAACTCGGCGACGGTGCCCGTGTTGGCGGGCAGCGTCATCGTGTAGTTCGTCGCCGACGCGTTCGCACTGGTAATAGTCGTGGCGCCGGTAGATGACCCGTCGAGTACGATGCCGCTGGCGGCGAACGTCTGGGCTGCCGTCCACAACTGCGCCAGGTTCAACTCGGCGACGGTGCCCGTGTTGGCCGGCAGCGTCAGCGTGTAACTCGTCGCCGACGCGTTCGCGCTCGATAGGGTCGTGGTACCGGTGGACGACCCACGGAGCAGGATGTCGCTGTTCGTGAACGTCTGGGCCGCCGTCCAGGACTGGGCAAGGTTCAGCTCGGCGACAGTTCCCGTGTTGGCGGGTAGGCTGGCCGTGACCGTACCGAGGGCCCCCGCCACGGGCTGCAGGGTCACGGTTCCCGAGGACGTGTTACCCATCGAGACCGACCCGGCCGTACCGGACGACCCGAGGGACAGCGCGCCACCCGAGATCACGGCGGCGGGGGTGCCAGAGACGGCGTTCGTTGAGCTCGCGTAGTACGCAAGCTCCCCGGAGGTCCCGGAGTTGACGGTCCCGCTGCCGACGACTGAGTTGCAGGTGAAGGCGTGCGTCGACGTACTGTAGTTCAGCGCGTCCGCCGCGCCGACGCAGTTAACTAGCGCGGCTGTCCCCGGGGTCGCCGTCGAGCCCGTGAAGTTGCCGAGCAGGCTGTTGGCAGCGACCGGCGCGAGGGACAGCGACCCGGCGCCGCTCACGGCGATCGTTACCCCGTCGACCTCGACGCACCCGAGCGTCGAAGAGGTGGGGACCTGGCAGCCGTAGGTGGTATAGTTCGTACCGTTCGATACGATCTGGTAGAACTGCCCCGGGTAGAGGCTGACCGACGACTGTCCGTTGATGGTAGACGTGGTAGGCGTGATGGTCGCGACCGCCGTCCCGGTATTCTGGACAAATACGTTCCAGACCGCGAACGACCCGGTCGCCTGTGGAAGAGTAACGGCGACGGGCGAGGTACCGCCGTACTGGACAACACCGCCGTAGTCGGTCGACAGGAGCGTGTCGGTCGTGGTCGTCACAACTCGCGGCGCGGCAACGTACTGCTGCCACGAGTTCGTCATGTAGTCGAGCGTGGACCGGACAATCGCGGGGGTGATCAGGCCCAGGCTGTTGTCGGGCAGGTTCGACCCGATCGTCGACTGCACGGCCGCCTTCGTTCCCTGCGCGTGCGCGGGGAAGCAGGGTGCAAGCAGCGCGGTGGCGAGCGCCAGGCGAGCTAGAAGACGAACCATGGTAGCACCTCGAGGATGCGCGCGGCGAGGCACGCAGCGGTGACGGCGGCGAGGGCGACGAGCAGGAGCTTGGCGGCGTACCGGACGCGTCGCGGGCCGATGTGCAGCGCGTGTGCGTGGTGCGCGAGGTAGGCGAGCTGGAGGAGCTGAACCACCAGCACGACTACGAATACAAGAGCGACCGGATGCATGGGTCTTCTGCCTAGCACCGGTACAGCCAGAACTGCTGCCGTATGTCTAGTTCCAGGAGCTGACCGCCCCCGTCGCACAGCGGGGGTGTCATCGGGTCGGCTGTCCCAACGCTGAGCGGCCTCACCGGGATATACGCGGCACCCAGGACGAGCACCGCGGTAAGTAGCACGCGCATGTGACAGTCCTCCGTTGTTATGGCAGCTTCTCAGTTGAGAATTTTAACGCCCTGCAGTCGTACAGGCCGTTCATGAACCGGCGGATGTCGGTTGTATCCTCGTCGAACCGGCAAGGCCAGTAGTACGACCCCGTCCAGGTCAGC